GTCTGACGGGAAATGCAGGTCCACAGGGTCCAAAGGGAGATACCGGTGCGGCAGGCCCGGCAGGCCCACAGGGACCGAAAGGAGAAACAGGTGCGGCTGGCCCGGTGGGGGCAACCGGACCTCAGGGGCCGAAGGGAGACCCGGGCGAGACACAAATCCGTTTTCGTCTGGGGCCGATGAGCATTATTGAGACAAACAGCTATGGCTGGTTCCCGGATACAGATGGTGCGCTCATCACCGGACTGACCTTTCTTGACCCCAAAGATGCCACACAGGTTCAGGGGATGTTTCAGCATTTGCAGGTCAGATTTGGTGACGGGCCGTGGCAGGATGTTAAGGGGCTGGATGAAGTGGGCAGTGATACAGGCAGAACAGGAGAATGACATGAACATACTAAAAAAACTTATGCAGCGTCTGTGTGGTTGCGGAAAGCATGATGGCCGTGAACACGGGCAGTCACTTACAGCACAACTGCGACTGGGGCCGGCAGACATCCTGGAGTCAGATGAGAATGGTATTATCCCGGAGCAGGCCAGGGTAATCACTCAGGTGGTGATACTGGATGCGGATAAAAAGCAGATACAGTGCGTGGTAAGACCGCTGCAAATTCTGCGTGCTGACGGGAGGTGGGAAAATATTGGCGGGATGAAGTAACCCGACAGCTTCACAAAACCGGAGTCCGACTCCGGTTTTTGTGTTGCAATGTCCGGGGGATATTTGTTAAGTAGATGACAGAGGAGCTAATTTAACAGGGAGATAAATTAATGCCGATAAATCTGACATCTTATTTGGGGTTACAGGGGGCGAAAGTTGTCCCGGCAGTTGTTTTTTCTAAAATTTAGTCTTGTTGGGGAAAATGACATATGCCATTGATAACATCCAGCCTTTCATCAAATGTTGCTTTGCAGAGTATTGAAATATTACGTGAAGCTGCCAGACAAAACCTGATTACGAAAGCTATTACTATAAATGGGCAGAAAGTTGGTATTCATTATTATCACCGCCCTGACGTTTTTCTAGTTTCTGGTTGTAAGGATGGGATGTTAAAAACATTACTAGAGTTAGGGTTAAATGGTAGCAATGAGTCAGCCAAAAGGCTTCGTTCATGGCAAATTTCCTCTGTAATTGATACTCATCTGAGTTTTTTACCATTAGGTATATGCTATAAAATACTTTCAAGTTCTTTTCCTGTACATTCGGAAGAGGTTTTTTTTCCAAAAGAACATCTCAAGTGTCCAATAATATTAGATGCTCCAGATAATGGTGTTTTTATAAAGAACTCTGTAAGTGCAAAAGTTTGTAACCTATATGATAAAAATGCAATGTTAAAGTTAGTTATATCTGGTTCTCCACATCCATTAAGTAGAGAGCCAATAACAGAATCAATGATTATGAGAAAAGATGAATGTTATTTTGATCCCAAAACAGAGTCTTTTGTTGTAAATGATGTTTAATTTTTTTATTGGTGTTACTTTTAGTGGACTAAGTTGAAGGAGTGCGATAAATGCTGCCCACGACAAATATCTCTGTAAATTCTGGAGTAATATCTTTTGAAAGTCCTGTAGGTTCACCATCTAACGAGGATGTTAAAGTTGCACTCGAAAAGTGGTGCGCTGAGGGAGAATTCAGCGAAAATCGTCATGAGGTTGCATCAAAAATACTTAATGTTATAAGTGCTAATGGAGAGACTTTATCAATCAGTGAGCCAATAACAACATTACCAGACTTGCTTCCAGGTTCTCTGAAAGAACTGGTATTGAATGGATGTACAGAGCTTAAATCAATAAACTGTTTACCCCCCAACTTATCTTCATTAAGTATGGTTGGATGTTCATCATTAGAGGTTATAAATTGCAGCATACCTGACAATGTCAGTAATTTATCTTTATGCCATTGTAGTTCTTTGAAACATATAGATGGTTCCTTTCCTGAGACGCTCAGGAATTCCGTATATTTAAATGGGTGTAATTCATTAAATGAATTGCAATGTCAATTCCTTGCATATGATGCCAGTCAAGGCCGTGCCTGCCTGAGCAAAGCTGAGCTTACTGCTGACTTAATGTGGTTGTCAGTTAACCGAACAGATGAAGAATCTGCTGAACAATTAAATTACTCTGGATGTGACTTGTCAGGTCTAAGCCTTGCAGGTCTGAATTTATCATCAGTAAATTTTTCTGATTCCAGATTTGATGATGCTGATCTTAGTGGCTGTAACCTGTCAGGTGCATCTCTGAAAAACACATCTTTCAAGAATTCTGTTCTGGAGGAGTGTGATTTATCTTTCTCTGATTTGGCAAACAGCACAATCAGCGCATCGTTTGATAGAGCTAATTTTAGTGGTGCTAATCTTAACAGCGCATCGTTTATTGGTTCTTCATTTAAAGAAACACCTCCAGACCTGAAATATGCACAGTTGGCGGGGGCTATTATAGTTCCCGGGATGGAGCTTAGAGGTGCTATTTTAGAACAAGATAATATATCTTTATCTGTGCAAAATAATAGCATTAGTTTAGCTTGTTGTCAGATACATATTCCGGTGGGTTCAGAGAGCATAAACTCTGTTCTTGACAGCAGCAGAGTTCCAGATACTTCTGTCATGCGAACAATTAATTCAGTTGATTCAAAATATAACGATGAAAAAGTTCGGTCTGTGGAGGACCTGATAAGAACATTACCAGTGGGTATATTTGATAAATTTAATCCCTATCCGACATTGGCGTTGAGTAATGCTTTCAGTATTCCTCCATATCTTGAAAGTTCTTATGTTCAGGAATGGCTTCAGAATATATCCGAACGTTATTATAATACTATGACAGACTGGTGGTCTAAGTATCCTCCGGGCGATATGAGAGATAACCCTGCATTTAAAAATATGAATGATGGTGCATTTTTACAGGCTGGAATATATTTTGAAAAACATCCAGAAAAAATGTTGTCGTGCAATGATGTATTTATACAAATGGCTGCTTATGGTATGCAGTATGAAGGCGCAAAAAATCAGTTCATGAAATTATATGATAAATATCTGCAATACCCTAATGTAAATAAAATTGCACAGCAAAGCGATTTCGGTATAGGTGATGGCTCTGGTAAGCCAGACTGGAGTGATTTTAATAATGCATATAACTGGATTTTACTGTCATCATCGGATGATAATCTGGAAATGATGTTATCTTTAAATGATATGTATAGTCTGTTATCTCCTGATTCTTCAACATACTGGAAATCATTTTTCTTGTTTAAAGATGGAGAGCTCCAGAATACTAACGATTATACACTTGGGAAATTATTTTCACAGTCATTTCCATTGTTTTGTGAAGCATATAATGAAGCGTGCTCGCGTGTTTTCTTACCTGGTTTTTTAGATAAGATTATATCTGATGTCTCACTTAAGCAGATGTTTATAGATGCTCTGGAATCTGATAAATCAGAAATAAAAATAGTTGATTATACTCAGCAACAAAAAATTGGGGCTATATGGAAAGAGCATCTTGATGGTTGGAGTTTAGCTCCAGAACATTTAAAAACAATAACAGAAAAAACTAATATAGGGAGTCTTTCAGATACGGAAAAGGCTGAGATATTATTTTGTTTAGGTGCTGTTTTTTGTAAGTACTCGTCATCTGATATATTTGGAACGGAACATGAGTCTCCTGAGATCCTGCGTCGTTATGCAAATGGTCTTTTGGAAGAGGCATATAAACTGGCACCTGAGATATTTAACAAAAGAGAGTTTTATGATGATGTCAGGGACAGGTTGCAAGGACGGAATAATGCATTTTCATGCACTGCGGTTTTAGCTGATATATTAACAAGCCATGCAAAGGGAAATTTTACTGATATTTTTGAACAGTATTATCCATTAGCATGGCGTTGATGTCTGTTGCTACGTGATGCCAATATATATTGCAAATCACAGAGCAGGCAGCTCATTAAACTTGGTAAGCCTTGCTGCGATAAGGAAGGTTTACCATTGTGGTGTCATTAGCTCACATGTGTATGGGAGCTTTAAACGTTCCTGTTACTCGTTGGAACACCTGCCTTGCGGGGATAAAAGCTATGCTGTCCGTTATCGTCTGGGCTAGTGAATTGGTGGCACTGAAATATATAAAACCATATTAAGTATCAATATGAAAATTCCCGTTCTCCAGTCTGGCTTCAACTTTTTTGCTCCTGCTGGATACTCTGCTGCCGTAGCCCCTAATCGTGCGGACAATGCCTATGCGGATTACGTTTTGGATATAGGCAAGCAAATACCACTTTCCGCGGCAGATTTAAGCAACGTATACGAAAATGTCATTCGCGCCGTCCATGACAGCCGTAGCAGGCTCATCGATCAGCATACGGTCGATATGATTGGCAACACTGTACTTGATGCTTTGAGTCGATCACAGACCTTTCGTGATGCCGTAAGCTATGGCATTCATAATAAGGAAGTATACATTGGTAGCATTAAATACAGAAACGAATACGAACGTAACGAAGAATCCCCTGTCAAAGTTGATGATATTCAATCATTAACCTGTACCGAATTATATGAATACGATGTCGGGCAAGAACCAATTCTCCCCATTTGCGAGGCAGGAGAAAACGATAACGAAGAGCCTTATGTCAGTTTTAGTGTTGCGCCAGATACTGACTCTTATGAGATGCCATCGTGGCAGGAAGGACTGATTCACGAGATTATTCATCATGTTACTGGGGCTAGCGATCCATCTGGAGATAGTAATATAGAGCTAGGACCCACCGAGATTCTCGCACGTCGTGTCGCTCAAGAGCTGGGATGGAGTGTTCCCGACTTCAAAGGATATGCAGAGCCAGAACGTGAAGCTCATCTTAGGTTACGCAACCTGAATGCCCTTCGACAGGCTGCCATGAGGCATGAAGAGAATGAGAGGGCTTTCTTCGAAAGGCTGGGTATGATCGGTGATCGATATGAGGCGAGTCCTGATTTCACAGAGTATTCCGCTGTGTCTAACATAGGATACGGATTTATCCAGCAACATGATTTTCCTGGATTGGCTATCAACGATAATTTACAGGATGCAAATCAGATCCAACTGTATCATGGCGCCCCTTATATTTTTACATTTGGGGATGTGAACAAACACAATCAGCGCTGATTCGTCTTTGCAGTGACATAAGGTTACTACTCATACACTTTAACGGAGTTGATGATGGGCAATCGTGCAACATTGTATGTAAAGGCAACTCCCCTAATTTTACTGTAATAAGTGAGTATAGCAGGAATGGTATGGTCAGCATCGTACGTTGTGCACTTAATCTCAAGAAATCAGTAATTGATGAGGAGCAATGGCGGTTCGAAATTCTCTGGATTATTGGCCGCGGGTTTATGCTAATGCCGGAGGCAATATAAGTAACAAGAGGTTGTGATATTTAGGGTGATAATGCTGGTATTCAGTTATCACCCAATGCAGTAATTAAATAGCGCGAGCTATGCAATAATCATCAACGGTGGGCAGGTTTAATGCCATGCTCTGCAAGGTGTTGTATCAGGCGCTGGGCCACATCAGGTAGAGGCCTTGATGATTCATTTCGTACTGGCGGTGGTGGCGCAGGCCAGTTAGGTGCCGGAGGAATATGTTCAGCCATGCTCCGGGCAGGTTTAATGCCATGCTCTGCAAGGTGTTGTATCAGGCGCTGGGCCACATCAGGTAGAGGCCTTGATGATTCATTTCGTACTGGCGGTGGTGGCGCAGGCCAGTTAGGTGCCGGAGGAATATGTTCAGCCATACTCCGGGCAGGTTTAATGCCATGCTCTGCAAGATGTTGTATCAGGCGCTGCCCCGCATTAGGAAGTTGTTGGGGTAACGAACTTTCAGCCGTAGACTGTCGATGAAATGATGCCGAATGGGCGTTTGGGGCTCGAAAGAGAGTTGTTGCGCTGATGGAGCTACTGCTTGGTGAAAAAGGTGAGCTGATTTTTACAGGATTTAATGTGATTTTCTGTGGTGATACAGAGAAGCTGCTTTTTTTATATACAGCTGTAATGTTGCGGTTGACGGTTGGAAAAAGTGAAGAAACATTGTTAATCATGCAGATTACCTTATAAGTAATTTTAGTTCTCCGATAGATATGTAATCAGCCTTTTTATAGTGGCAAATAAATGCGGCGATGTATAAATGACACTCGATGCAATACTCGTCAATTGTTGTTAAAAAGAAAACGTATGTTTTGCTTTTCGACTGCTAAGAAAGGTTTCATGCGGAATTCAAAGCACTATTAAAAAACAGCCATTCCTTCTGTGTTGTATGTCTTTTATGTCCCGCTGATCTTCCCAAAATGCTAAAAATCTACTCTTAAGCGACTAGTCTAATGTGAATACACTTAATTATTTCTTATATGTCAATATCTTTAAGATTATTTTTTGAGAGGATATATGTCAACATCGACTCTAACTGATTCTGGCAGCGTAATGATGAATGGTTCTCCCAGTCTCAGAGAGCATGATGTATCGGGATATACTTTTGCTCCTTTATCTAGAAGAGAGCCGACAGAAGCTGCGACCCAACTACTGTCTTCTGTTTTGCTGTACGATTTTTGCAAATTGTCATTGCTGCTTAAGATTTTTTCATGAAATGTGTTTTTTTCCATTATCATGAAATTTAGTGCATTTCTATGCTCTTCTTTTGCTATATCGGCCGATTTTCTTGGTGTACCCATAGTTATACCCAAAGCATTTTTTTTGGGATTATACCAATCCATGACACTGGCAACTGTGTTTTGATGGCCTTGAATTTTTTTGTTTTTCAAATCAGTAAACTGATTGTTTTGAATTCTTACAGCAACAAAATCTCGTTTTATTTTAAATATGGATAAAACTCTTTCTGTAATGTTTTTTTCTTGCATTAAATCTGCATTTCTGTATGATAACAACTTTGGGGGAGTATTTGCTGGAGTTATTTTTCTATTTAACAACTTCCCTGTCTGATCCATTTTGGTCAGAGAATATGATGTTTTTTGTATGTTTAATGCATTGTTAATTGATGATAAGCAGTTTTTTATAATTGACATTATAAATAC